TCGTCGAGCAGACTCCTGAGTTAAATGCTCAATTCGTTAAGAAGTTAGAAAGTAAGGGTTTTCAAGAGCTTCAATTTACCGAGAATCGTCGTTATATTGTCCGCGCTAATAACTCAGCTGGTCGAGGTATTGCCGGACCTGAAACAATCCACCTAGATGAAGTCCGCGAGTATCAGGATGAAGACGTATGGTCTGCCCTTCGATATACACAGATGGCTTCTCAGAATCCTCAATCTTGGCTTTACTCCAATGCTGGAGATCAACATTCAATCGTTCTAAATAAACTGCGAGAACGCGCAATGGCTCGCATTATGGGTTCTACCGATGACATCGCTTGGTTTGAATGGTCGGCAAAACCCGAAATCAAATTTGATAATTCAGCAGACTTTTGGCTAGGTATCTGTCAGGCTAATCCATCACTCGGACACACAATCCATCCGGACAATATCCGAGCAGTCTTAAATGATCCCGAAGACATTGTGCGCACAGAAGTGCTTTGTCAATGGGTTCAGACCATAAATCCAGTCATCAATCCGTCTCAATGGCAATCTTGCTTAGTCGAGGGGCTCAAGCTTGATTATGCCGCTGATACTTGGCTGGCTCTCGACCTATCACCCGATCGCAGACACGCAAGCCTCGTTGCGTCTCAGCGCATAGGTCGAGATAAGTTTCAGGTTCAACTCTTGCAGACTTGGACCAACCCCGGATACCTATCAGACAAATTAATCGCTAACGACCTTGCTGATTGGTATCGGAAATTCCAGACTCAAAAGGTTCTTTACTCAGCTCGCACCGCTTCAGCCGTTGCAGCTCGTTTAGTGCCTGCTGGATTAAATTGCGAGGCGATTGATGGGCAAGAATATGCAACCTCTTGCGATGAATTCCTTAGTGCTATATCGTCCGGCCGTCTTGCTCACGCAGGGCAAGATGAATTAACGCTTCACTGCTTATCGGCAGTCCGCGTTGCTTTCGGCGATGGCGGATGGGTTATGGGACGCAAGGTGTCGGCTGCGGTTATCACAGGCGCAGTAGCAGCCGCCCTTGCAACTCATTACGCCACTCGTCCGGAAACGGAAATTGACATAGTCGTTATGTAAGATGGCTGTCTTACAATGTGAGCAATGGGTATTCGCGAATTTCTATTTCCAACGCTCAACGTTTCGGCTTCAAAGTCAGTAGATGTTGAAGCTTCACTAGCGCCATTCAATCTTCAATCGTCGATTTATGGTCTGCTCAATGCACCGACCACAATGGATCGCGCAACTGCAATGTCAGTTCCATCCGTCGCTCGCGCTCGCAACATTATCTGCGGAATTATCGGATCGTTACCTCTCGAGCAGTATAATCGTCTTACCGGAGCTCATATCGAGCCACTTCGAGTAATCAATCAACCCGATCCCCGAGTTTCCGGCTTTGTTGTTTATAACTGGCTTGCAGAAGATATATGGCTTTATGGTGTTGGCTTCGGATTAGTTCTCGATGCTTACGCAGAAGATGGTCGCGTTAGAGCTTGGACTCGTATTGATCCAATGCGCGTTACCGTTGAATATAACAACGACACAACTGAAATCGTCGGCTATAAAGTCGATGGAAAACAAGCACCTATCGCCGGCGTCGGTTCAATCATTCGTTTTGACGGAGCAGATGAAGGATTTCTTAACCGCGCAGGTCGCACAATTAGAACAGCAGTCGAACTAGAGATCGCAGCTCTTAACTATGCAAAAGAGCCAGTTCCATCAATGGTTCTCAAATCGAATGGAACTAATTTACCTTCCGAGCGAATTGCTAAATTGCTTGAAGCCTGGCGTAATTCCCGAGCAACAAAATCAACCGCATTTCTTAATGCTGATGTTGAAATGCAACAGGTTGGCTTTGATCCAAAAAGCCTTCAGCTCGTAGAAGCTCGTCAATATCTCGCACTTGAAATCGCTCGAGCAGCTGGCATCCCTGCTTACTTCTTATCCGCCGAAACAACGTCGATGACGTATAGCAATGCGACAACAGAACGTCGCTCCCTTGTAGATTTCTCACTTCGCCCGATTCTTTCAGCGATTGAGGAACGCTTATCGCTTCCGGACATCAGCCCAAGCACAAGCGAGATCCGTTTCGACCTCGATGACTTCCTACGCGGCAATCCGCTAGAAAGAGCGCAGGTCTATCAGATACTTAATGCAATCGGCGCGATGAGCGTTGAGCAAATTCAAGAGGAAGAAGATTTAATCCGATGAAGATTAATTTTCCAATGACAATCACAGCGGCAGATTCAAACAGTCGCACCATCTCAGGCAGAATCGTAACTTGGGGCGAAAAAGGTAATACATCAGCTGGCCCAACAGTTTTTGCTGCGAATTCGATTGAGATTGGTAAAGGTGTGAAGCTTCTACTTGAGCACGACAAAACAAGACCGATAGGAAAGTTAGTCGAGGCAAAATTAAATGAGACTAAAGACGGTATCGATGCAGTCTTCAAAATTGCCAACACAATGGCCGGTGAGGACGCTCTCATCGAGGCGGCTGAAGGATTACGCGACGGCTTCTCCGTTGGAGTCCAAGTTGATGCTTGGGACAATCAAAAGGGGACTATGTCCATCACCTCAAGCAGGCTCGTTGAAGTCAGCCTCGTCACCGACCCAGCGATTGACTCCGCGAGAGTAGCGGAAGTCGCCGCATCCGAAGAAGAAAACAAAGATTCTGATTCAGCACCCGCTGAAGCAGAGCAACCAACAACCGAAGGAGAACAAGTGTCTGACACTACCGTTCCTGCTCCTGCCGAAGAAACGGTAGAAGCAGCTAAAGTAGAAGCAGCGGCTCCAAAGCCAGCGTTCTACACAACTCCTCGCTCCCCAATCGTCAATGCAGCTTCTTACTTGGAGCACAGCATCAAGGCGGCAATGGGCAACGATGAGTCTCGTCTCTACGTTAAGGCAGCAGATGACACCAGCACAAATACTGGTCTAACTCTTGCTCCACACCTTAACGAGTTCGCAACCAACACAATCGATGGCCGTCCAGCCGTAGATTCAATCTCAAAGGGTGTTCTACCTGCATCCGGAATGAGCTTCACACTTCCAAAGATCAGCACACAACCAACAGTTACAATCGAAGCAGAAAATGGCGCTCTCGGTGGAACTGAAATGGCTTCTACCTACGTCACAGTAGATGTTAAGAAGGCAGCTGGAATTCAGACAATTTCTTGGGAACTCTTGGATCGTTCATCACCAGTTTTCTATGATGAACTCATCCGCGAACTCAATTCCGCTTATGCGAAATACACAGATGGCGCAGTAATCTCTGCGTTCACTACTTCCGGCACACAGGCAACAGCTCAAGCTGCAACTGTCGCTGGTCTCAAGGCATACATCGCAAAGGAAGTTCCAGCAGCATACGCAGCATCCGGCAAGTTCGCTCGCAATCTTGTTGCTAACACCGCTTGGTGGGAAACAATTATGTCCGCAGATGACACAACCAACCGCTCACTCTTTATGGCAGCACAGCCACAGAACGCGACAGGTAATGTCTCCGGTCAATCAATTCAGGGCAATGTTCTCGGACTCAACCTCGCTGTTGATCCACATATGTCCGTCACAACTCTGATTGACGAGTCAGCATTTATCGTCGCTCCAGAGTCATTCCGTTATTACGAGTCACCAAAGACCTACCTACAGGTTCAGGCTCTCGCAAATGGACAACTTCAGGTCGCTGTTTATGGCTACTACGCAATCGCCCCAATCTTCGGTGGCGGAGTTCGTCGCTTCAACCTCACCTGATAACTAGTTGGGCTGGCCGCTCCCGACCAGCCTGACCCATTAACTCGAAAGGAAACGAGATGCCAACTATCATCACAGCTACCCAGCTTCGATCGGTGCTTGGCGTCTCGTCTTCCCTTTATGACGATACTTACCTCAACGATGTCATCGATACAGCTGAAGCAGTCGTCCTGCCAATGCTTAATACCTTTTCAGTTCCCATCGATGCAGTTTCACTCACCGACAATGTCGCTTACTTTTCAACTCCTAAGCAAAATGTATTTACTGAAGGTCAATCCGTCGTAATCACAGGATGCGGAAGCCCTTTCAATGGAACCCACACAATTACAACAGCTTTACTCAATGACGTTGCGTTCTCAGTATCAATCACAAATGCGGATGTCATTTCCAAGAACGTCATCCCTAGCGGATTGGCAACCCTCTCGGGCGCTGCTACTTATGTCGGCAATAGCGCAGTCGAATCAGCCATTTACGCAGTTTCTGTCGAAGTCTTCCAATCAAGAACCGCAGCAGGCGGTCAAATAGAGGGAGTTGATTTCGCGCCGTCACCTTTCCGGCTTGGTCGCTCCCTCTTTAACCGAGTCTCAGGTCTCCTAGGCCCTTACCTCGATGTAGAGACGATGGTGCAGTAATGCCTGCATCAACAATTTCAGGAGACGTCCGCGGCGCAATCAAAACGGCTTTAGCTTCTGTCACCGCTAACGTTTATGATCACGTTCCTGAGTCACCCATTGTGCCAGCCGTAGTCATAGTTCCCGATGCTCCATATATGGAATTGGAGTCAGTCGGTAGAGCAAACGTCCGAGTCAAACTTAATTACACAATCACAGCCTGCGTTGCTTATCTTTCCAATGTAGGTTCTTTAGATAATTTAGAAAAACTAGTTATTAGTATTCTTGGGGCTTTATCAGCTTCCAAGTATGAGTTATCAACGGTCGATAGACCTTCAGTAACTCAAGTCGGATCAACGAATTTGTTGGTCTCAGACATCCGCTTGAGCGTCCGCTACGAGCAAACTTCTTAAGGAGAATCAATGCCAACCACAGTTATTACCGGCCGCGATGTCACCTTCACCTTGGACACATTCACTTACGATGCTCAGGTGACGTCAGCCACTCTCTCTTGCGATACCGTAATTGAGACATACCAAACACTCGACGGACGCGCTTATAAGTCCATCGATAAGCAATGGACCTTCACAGTCGAACTATTGCAAGACTGGGGCGCTACTGGCTCCCTATTCGAAGCAATGTGGACTGATGCTGAAGCAAATCCAAACACCACACTCGCTGTATCATTCACAGCTGTAACAGGCGCAGTATTTGCGTTCAACGTTCTGCCAGTATTTCCAAGCGCAGGTGGCGCAGCTCCAGGAGCACTCACCGATACTTGGACACTAACAGTCGTTGGAACACCAACAGAAACATTTAGTTAAAAGGGAGATCGGGAGCAATGAAATTACCAATAACAATTACATACAACTCAGGCGAAGAAGCGACTTACATCGCCCAACCGCCTGAGTGGGCTAAATGGGAGAAGGCAACAGGTAACACAATTGCGAAGGCTCAAGAAACCATCGGAATTTGGGACTTGATGTTTTTGGCTTACAACGCCCACAAAAGAGAATCGGCTGGAAAGCCAATTAAATCTTTTGAAATTTGGATGGAGACGATTGCAGACGTTTCCGCAGGTGTAAGCGACCCAAAAGCCACCAGCCCGGGAGCGTAAGGAGAGCCTTAG